CAGCCCCCCAGATTGTAAAAGGTGGCAATAATCAATCAATTTTAGGCGATAAGGTAGTCAATGCGGCGCGTCAATATGCCGGGCTACCAGCCGAACAAGGAAAATAAACCATGACTCAGTCTTTTCAGTATGCTTCAAAGTTCCTCCCGATCTTGGACGAACTGTATAAACTTTCCTCCGTAACCGCCCGCCTGGATACGATGAATCGCCAGTTGGCGAATTTTGCCGGTACTCCCGTGGTCGAAATCTACAAAACCACAATGGGTGGTCTGGGTGACATGGCTCGCGGTGGCGATTACCCCAAGGGTGAGATCGTGGGCATTTGGGAACTTCTGACCTTGGCTACCCATCGCGCCCGCCAATTCCAAGTTGCTCGCATGGACGATGATGAAACTCTCGGTATGGCCTTCGGCTTAACCGCTGGTGAGTTCATGCGCACCAAGGTTATCCCCGAGTTGGACGCCTACCGTTTTGCGAAGTACGCAAGCAAGGCCAGTATTGGAACCACGTCCGGCGCTACCCTGTCAAGCTCAACCGTTTTGGCCGCGTGGGATGCTGCGAAAGCCGCCGTTCGCGCTGCTGAAGTTGATCTTAATTCCTGCGTTTTGTTTGTCTCTGACACCGTTCAGGGCTACATCGAAGCCGCCGTTACCCGCATGTTGGGCAACGAAAACAGCGTCAACCGCTCCGTGAATGTTCTTGACAATGTTCCCGTTATCATGGTCCCGCAGACTCGTTTCTACACCGCTATTGATTTGGAAGCAGGTGCTACCCCCTCCGCTACCGGTGGGTTCTCCAAGAGCGCGGGCGGGAAAGAAATCAACTTTATGTTGGTTGATCCCAAGGCCGTTGTTCAGGTCAAAAAGCACGAACTGCCCAAGATTTTCAGCCCTGACGAAAACCAGAGTTCGGATAACTGGATTTTTGATTATGACATCTATCACGATGCCTTTGTGCTCGATAACAAAGTCGGCGGGATCTACCTCCACAAGAAAGCCTAGGAGGTCATCATGAAACTTTTTCTTGATGGAATCACCCGAAACACCGACAACCCCGTTGTGATCGCAGAGTTGAAGAAATGCGGTTACCAGGTGGTAAAGGACGAACCCGCCGAAGTTGTTTCCATTGCCGAGATTTATGCTCTGTGTGATAAAGCGGGCGTCAAGCCGGAAGATTTGATCCTAAAAGGCGAAAATTCAACTCTGGCAGAAGTCAAGGCCGCTATTAAAGTGGCTAAAGGTAGGTAAATCATGATTGACTGGATTTTGAAAATTTTCAAGTTCCTGGCGGATATGTTCCGACTGCCCGCTCCAGCGCTGTACGTTGATACTGTCAATGGCACGGCAACCGGTGACGGCTTGTCATGGGAAACGGCATTCAGCACTATGGCTTTGGCCTTAGCTGCCGTCCAAACAAGCGGAAAAATCTATTTTCGCGGCGATGTTCGTGAACAATTGACCGGAAGCAATCTAAAATTCGATGTGACCATTGAGGGCGTTGGCTCATTACATCATGCCGATGTGCCCGCCGCCGGTTATCATCCCGGCGCGGCTTGCTGGCGCGCTCCCGCTTCTCCAACCGCCGCAACCCCGCTTTTGAATATCAAGGGACGTGGTTGGAAGCTTATCAATATTCTGTTTGATGCTCCCGCCGATGCCGCCGCCGTGCGCCTGACCCGGAATAGTTCCGAAGGGACGGCAGAACACGACGCCTCGCACGCCTCGATCATCGGTTGCGATTTCCGCTCTGGTCTGTATGGTATCGAAAACTTTGATGGCTGTTTCAATATCACGATCAAAGATTGTGTCTTTGAGACCTTCGATGCAACCACCGGAGCCGCCGCCATTATGAGCAACTCCAACACTGGTGTTGCGGCTGCGCGGCGTTGGCGAATCCTGAATAACTTCTTTCAGCCCGATTCGACCACCGAAGGCAACGAACGACACATCGTTATCGGCCTGGTTGGCTCACTCATCAAAGGCAATGTTTTCGGGCGTGTCAAGGGTACTGGTAAATACATCGATCTGACCGGTGGCGCCGACAACGTCGTCACTGAAAACCTGCTGGATGGTGATTACACCACGGCTGATTATGTGGCCGGAACCCGCGATATTTGGTATGGGAACCGCTGTGCTGTGACTGCCACAACCGCCCCGGATGGTGTCTCTCTGGTTGTACCTGCCGCACCGTAACAAAGCGAGTACGAGGCTATGACAACTGCTTATGTAACGTACACATACTACACAACAACGTACCTAGGCGTTGCCATAGCCTCTGCTGATTTCGCGCGTTATGCGCTCCGAGCCTCGGCAGTAATTGATCGATTGACGTTTGATCGCGCTGCTCTGGAAACTGACCTTGCCACCGTTGACAAAATAAAAATGGCAACGTGCGCAGTGGCCGAAGAACTACAAGCCGAAGATTTGAGCGGCGGCGCTGATGGAATCCAATCCGAAAGCGTGGGCGCTTCGTCCGTTTCATACTCAGTAGGGAGTGGGAAACTTCTCACCAACGAAACCAAACAGAGTAAAGCAGCAAAACTGTACCTGGCGAGCACCGGCCTAATGTTCAAGGGCTTTGCGAGCGGAGAGTATTCAGGTGATGCAGATGCGGACTAATACCGGATTGACCATCTACAACAAATATGTTGTTGCGGGGGCTGAAAGATACCAGCGTACCGCGATCATTGCTGTAGCATGGGAAAACCGTAAGGCCGCCAATGTCATTGCTTCAGGTGGTCAAATCTCTGTAGATTCGGCGCGGATCTTCATTCCGTTTGTGGTTGGCGCAAATTATCTTAAGCCTATCTCCTGGCAAGCCCTGTTTACCAAAACGGGGAAATGGACACTACAAGTCGGTGACATAGTCGTAAAGGGGGTTGTCACCGATGAGCTTCACGATGCTGTTGTATCGCCCCCGGCGGCTGCGTTCACTGTCACCGATCTAAAAGCCAAATATGATGACGTGCGGGTAATTTCGTCCGTTGATACCATGGACTTGGGTAGCGCATCAATGCAACATTGGCAGGTAGGCGCAAAATGACCGCTCCGATCATCGAAACACCACGCGGGACGATTGTACAAACCGCCAACGGCAAAGCCGAATTGAAATTCAACCCAGACTTTCAGCCTAAATGGCAGGGACATTACACCGCCGCTCAAAAGTTCGTGGATTCGGAAGTGCTGAGATTATGCGAACCGTATACCCCGCTGCTTACTTCGATGCTGATCAAGTCGGGAACGCTCGGCACTGATATGGGCTCCGGTACGGTCCAGTGGATTGCTCCGTATGCGCGTGCGCAATACTATGGACATCGCAAACCGGGCAGCCTAACGGGACCATTGCGCGGGCCGTTTTGGTTTGAGCGCATGAAAGCCGTACACGGCACAAAAATCACGCAAGGCGCACGCCGGATCGCAGGACAAGGCAAATGAGCGTGTTATCAGCCGTCAAAACGTATCTAAAGACTTATACCGGCCTCGTTTCGGGCGCTCCCGTGTGGGTTGATTTTCTTGGAATAAAACCTACTGAGTATGCAGTTGTCCCTTTGGCTGGCACGAAGATTGTAGAAACCTATCTTGATGATGGCAGCTTGCGTGAATTTCCGTTTGCGTTTCAGTCCATGGAATCAACCGCTGATGAATTGGAAAGATTGGAAAATTCTGGTTTTTATGAAGCCTTTGCGGACTGGTTAGAGAGTCAGACAAAAGCCGGTACCCTGCCCACACTGGGCGCAAAACAAACGGCTGAAAAAATAGAAGCGCTCGGTTGGGCGTATCTGTACCAACAGGGCGAATCGGACACCGGAATTTATCAAATCCAATGTAAGTTGACTTATTCACAGGCTCCCTAGGAGGCCTATTATGGCAAAAATCAAGCGAAGTGAAATCAAAACTTTCATCAACACAACCCCCACCACCACGGCGACTTACTCGCTATTGGGTGATGGTGTGGCCTCGGGCAAAATCGCCTACAACCCAAAAACCGAAAGCGTGACGTACATTGACGATGATAACGCTAGTGTGTCAGTTGAAGGATATGCCCCCACAATGGCCGTAGAACAGGTTGCCATTTCTGGCAATGCTGTATTCGAGTACGTTGATGGTTTGCGCGTTGCTCGGGCAATTCTTGATGACGCTGAAACCGACATTGTCAATGTGTGGGCATATGAAGCGGGCGGCCCCACTGCTTACCCTGCCGAAAAGCAAACGGTTTGCATTGCGGTTGAGGACATCGGCGGCGATGGTGGCGTAGCGGCAAAGCTCAACTACACAATCTATTATGTTGGCGATCCCATCCCCGGCACGTTCAACGCTTCTACTCTCGCGTTTACCCCGAGTTAGGCGGTAATAATGAGCATAAAACGAAGCTTAATCAAATCTTTTTTGAATACGGGCACGCTTGTTTCGCCAACATGGTCACTAATTGGTGACGGCGTTGCATCTGGAAAAATGGCCTATGGCCCCAAGACAGAAAGTGTTACCTGGATTCACGAGGACAATGCCAGCGTATCGGTTGAAGCCTACGCTCCAACATACCCAGTTGAACAGGTTGCGATTAATGGTAATGTTGTTTTTGATTACGTTGATGCGCTCCGGGTTGCCCGCGCTAAATTAGACGCGGCTGAAACCGAACTGGTCAACGTGTATTTGTACAAAACTCCGGCGCTCGGTTACTACCTGGCAGAGAAGCAATCGGTAACGATTTCCACTGAGGAGTTTGGCGGGGATGGTGGAGTAGGCGCGAAAATCAATTACACCATCAATTCGATTGGCGAGCCGGTACCAGGCGGATTTGACCCGGTAGGACTGGCGTTTGTGGCGTTCCCGGTCAATACCATTTTGACAACAATGGTTATTGGTTCGGTGACGTTGACGCCGCTCTTTGCTACGGACAAATCGTGGCTTTGGTATGCGGGTTCTGTTGCCAATGGCGTTACTTCGGTGACAATGGCTTCAACTCTCTCGG